AGAGCTAAAGATATTTTTGCTTCTATGCCTTCCCTTGTTCGTACTCGTTTTGGTAATGACCCTGGGAAGTTGATCGATTTTTTGGGTGATTCCGCTAATCGTGAGGAGGCAATTACCTTGGGCTTGTTATCCCCCGCTGTTAAGTCTGATGGGCCGAAGGCGCCTTCGGTAGACGTAAATAACGTCAAGGGGTAACAAGATGGCCAGTATACTACTTGATATATACTGGCCAGGTGACACACAGGGTAAATAGGGGTTTTGCGCAGCGAAACCCCCTTGTAAATTTGGGTTTTAATTTTTTTGGCCAGCGGGCCTAAAGGGTACAAGTACCTCCTTCGAATGCCGCGAGCGGAGCGAGTGGGCATGAGATGGAGGGATGTATTAATTTAATTGAGGTTATATGAAGAGAAGTCGTATTTCTAGGAAGAGATCTAAGAAACTTTTTACTAAGACTGCTAAGAGAGTACACCCCAAGAATGGGTCATTTTCTATGCGTGGTGGTATTCGTTTATGAATAAAAAAGCCACCCGGCAAGGTGGCTTAAGATTGGAGCTATGTTATGTCTTGTTTTTATCCTATACAGTGCTTTTGGCGCAATAATCAAAGTTATTTTGATCCTGATATTAAGCGTAAAGTTTTGTTTGGAATTGCTCCTAAAGGTTATGAGCAATTTGAGCTTCCTTGTGGGCAATGTGGATATTGTCGTATGCACAGAGCTCGCGAGTGGGCTATTCGGTGTATGCATGAGTCTATGATGCATAATTACAGTGTTTTTGTGACTCTTACGTATGCGGAAGAGTTTTTGCCAGCGATGAGATCGTTGGATCATTCTCATTTTCAAGATTTTATGAAGCGGTTGCGTGTTCGTTTATCTAGGGGTGTCACCTTTTATTTGTATGACAGAGCTGTGGGTTCTGTTTGTATCCCTGAAGGGATACGTTTTTATATGTGTGGAGAGTATGGGCCGAAGTTTGGTCGGCCTCATTTTCATGCTGTTATTTTTGGGTTACCTCTTTTTGATCGAGTTTTGTATCGGAAAAAAGCTACTGGAGATCTTTATACGTCTGATTTTTTGACCGATACCTGGGGTATGGGTCATTGTACTTTTGGTGAAGTGACTATTCAAAGTGCAGGTTATTGTGCTAGATATACTATGAAGAAGATTATGGGTAAGAAGGCTCGTGAGCATTATCAGGGTCGTGTTCCTGAGTATGCTAAGATGAGTAATCGTGAAGGTATTGGCGCTAGTTGGATGCGCAAGTATTGGGAGACTGATGTTTATGCGTCCGATAATGTTTTGGTTGAAGGTAAGAGTGGTCGTTTTGAAGTTAAGCCTCCTAGGTATTATGATAAGCTTCTCAAGAAGATTGATTCTAGGAAGTATGGTGACATTATTGAAGCTCGCCGTGAGGCTTTAAAGGATCGTGAGGAAGTAACTCCTTACACCCTTGCTGTGCGTAAACGTAAGCATGAGATTAATATGAAGAAGTTATTTCGTGAGTATGATGAATGTGATACTTTGAAAAAAGAATTTGCTGTTAAAGATGATTTTGATTATTTTTCCCAATTTACCCCTAATGATGAGGAATAATGAATTTACTTAAAGTTTTTGCTATTTATGATGTTGCTGCTGGTGCTCATGTGCATTTGTTTGTTATGTCTAATCGTGGTTTAGCCATTCGTGAATTTACTACGTTGGCTAATGATCCTAATCATAAGATTTGTAAGCATGCTGCTGAGTTCGTGTTATTTGAGTTAGGTACTTATGATGATGTTAAGGGTGTTATTGTGATGCATGAGACCAAGCAGTCATTAGGATGCGCTTTAGAGTATAAGTCTGGCGCTTCAGTTTGATTCCTGGTATCGCTTGGGGGCGGGTTCTCCGCTCCCTTTTTTTTAATTTTATTTAAATTTTTTTTTATGGTGTTATTATGTTTGGTCCTTCAGGTCGTATGCCTACCACTACTGGTGCTCAGCACTCGTTTGCAGCGGTTCCCCAAGCTTCTATACAGCGTAGTACTTTTAATCGGTCTTTTGGACATAAGACTACTTTTGATGCTGGTTATTTAGTTCCTTTTTATGTTGATGAGGTTTTACCTGGAGATACTTTTAATGTTCAGAGTTCTATTTTCGCTCGTTTGGCGACGCCTATTCAACCCATTATGGATAATATGTATCTTGATGTGTTTTATTTTTTTGTGCCTTATAGGCTTGTTTGGACTAATTTTGTTAAGATGATGGGTGAGCGTACCGATCCTGCCGATAATATTGATTATATTCTTCCTACTATGACCTCTACTGCTGTTACTGGTTATACAGCTCAGTCTTTGCATGATTATTTTGGTATTCCTACAGAGGTTCCTGGATTGGTTCATCAATCCCTTCCTCATAGGGCCTATAATTTGGTTTATAATGAGTGGTTTCGTGATCAGAATTTGCAAGATAGTGTTGTTGTTGATTTGGATGATGGTCCTGATAGTCCTACCGATTATGTTATTTTACGTCGTGGTAAACGTCATGATTATTTTACGTCTTGTCTTCCAGATCCTCAGAAAGGTGATGCTGTGGAGTTGCCTTTAGGCACTTCCGCTCCTGTTACAGGTTTTGGTAAGGTTAATCAGGTTTGGGCTACTGGTCCTGCTAATGCTTATGAGACTGGTGCAACTACTTTTTCTACTTATGCTTCTTATACAGAGATTGATCCTACTAATGTTAATGAACGTTATTATGTTGAGGAGGATCCTGCGAATACTGGTTTTCCTGGTGTTTATGCTGATTTGAGTTCTGCTACAGCCGCGAATATTAATGATTTGCGTGAGGCGTTTCAGATTCAAAAGTTTTTAGAGCGTGATGCTCGTGGTGGTACTCGTTATACTGAGATTTTACACAGTCATTTTCGTGTTACTTCTCCTGATGCTCGTTTACAGCGTCCCGAGTATCTTGGTGGTGGTTCTAAGCCTGTTTCTATATCTCCTATTGCTCAAACTAGCGCCACTAGTGGTCAACCTACTCCTCTTGGTTATTTGAGTGCGTTTGGTACTGTCCAGGCTACTCCTGGTTTTGTGAAGTCGTTTACTGAGCATGGTATTTTGTTAGGTTTGTTGTCTGTTCGTGCTGATTTGACGTATCAACAGGGTCTTGAGCGTATGTGGTCGCGTTCTGACAGATATGATTTTTATTGGCCTGTTTTTGCTCATTTAGGTGAACAGGCTGTTTTGAATAAAGAAATCTATGCTGTTGGTACTGGTGGCGCTACAGATGATAACGTTTTTGGTTATCAAGAGCGTTATGCGGAGTACCGTTATAAGCCGTCTCTTGTTTCGGGTCAATTTAGGTCTAATTTTTCTACCCCCCTTGATTCATGGCATTTGGCTCAGAATTTTTCTGCCCTACCCACTTTGGGTACTGATTTTATTGTTGAGAATCCTCCTATTGATCGTATTAAGGCATTGTCTTCGTCGTATCCTGACTTTTTGATGGATAGTTTTACTAGTATTCGGTCGGTTCGTCCTATGCCGTTGTTTAGTGTTCCTGGTTTTATCGATCATTTTTAGAGGTTTTATGAATTGGTTGCCTAATTTGTTTAATTTTGGTTCTTCAGCGTTAGCGGGTGGTCTTTCGTACAAAGGTACGAAGGATACTAATCGTATGATGCGCGATCTTTCACGTGAGCAAATGGATTGGCAGACTCAGATGTCTAATACTTCGTTTCAGCGTGCTAAGCGTGATATGGAGTTGGCTGGTATTAATCCTATACTCGCCGCTAGTCAAGGCGGTGCGAGCACTCCTTCAGGTTCTGTTGCTACGCAACAGAATGCTTTAGGTACTGCTGTTTCTAGTGCTACAGAGGCTCGGCGTATGTTGAGTGAGGTTAGGAATCTTGAAGAGGTTAATAAGAATCTTAAGCAACAGAATAGTCAGATTGGTGCTGACATTCTTTTAAAAGCTGCTCAAGCTGGTGTAGCTAATGCGCAGAAAGTTGGTATTGAAGCTGATAATGAGTTTAAGAGGCTTCAATCCGTTCCTTTTAAGGCAGCTAATGCTGTTATTGACGGTATTACGAGTTCTAAAGCTATTTCTTCTGCGAAGTCTTCTGTTAGTGGTTTTGTTAAAGGTCTTAAGTTGCCTTCTAATTATCGTGAGGTAATTAAAAGAGGATCTAATCAGGCTAATATTAAGAAGCCTGATATGTGGCGTTGGCGTCCTTATTAGTTTATTAGTTTAATTGACTCCTTCGAATGCTGCGAGCGGAGCGAGTGTGCATGAGATGGAGGGATGTATTAATTTTTTATTTTGGTGTTTTATGGAATTTGTTACAGGTTTACAGACTTCTCGTCGTGTTGGTTTGAAGTGTGGTGAAGGTCGTACTCGTCAAGCTTTTAAAGAAAGCGCTGATATTAAGAATATTCTTGCTAAGTACATTCGTACGGGTAAGATGGATGTTGCGCGTCAAGGCGCGCTTGGTTATGTTGATGTAACTTCGATTGGTTCTTATCAAGAGTGTTTGGATTATGTGGAGAGAGCTAAAGATATTTTTGCTTCTATGCCTTCCCTTGTTCGTACTCGTTTTGGTAATGACCCTGGGAAGTTGATCGATTTTTTGGGTGATTCCGCTAATCGTGAGGAGGCAATTACCTTGG